CCCAGCCTTCCGGCTGGGGGTGTAATCACTCTGAGGAATATGCCATGACCCTAAAATCTGCAAACGGGCGTGTTGTCGTCCCCTTCGTAACAACGGACGTAATCGAACAACCGGACTCGGACGGACAAATTGTCCAACAGAGTTACCCGTCTACTCGTTACGTTTTGTTGAAGGAGCGCAACCGAACCTGGGAACAGATTTACGGGCACAAGGCATACCTCGCTGCACGTGCGCAAGGCACGCTGCAGTCCACCTACGCTTCTTCCTCTGGTTTCACACAAGACCCTCGCTGGGCCGTGTGCAAGGAAATCAGATATGGCATGTACTATGCCTACGCGAAGAATCGTTACATCCCGGGGTTCACCCGGTGTACGACATTCATCCCACTCATAAATACCCCGAGTGGCAATGAATGGTCCTCCCTTCAAGATCTTAACGCTCTCAACATCGCAAAGATTGCGGCGTTGAATAAGCTTTCAGACGTGAAGAGCATGTTGTTAGTCGACTTGGCCGAAGCCCAGAAGACGCACGACATGATAGCGGGACGAGTCAAGCAGTTAGCCACTGCCCTCTCGAAGGTGAAGAAAGGCCAGTTTGTTGCAGCTGGTAAGGTCTTGCGCATGAACAAGCGCCAGATCAAGAGAGCCATCCGCCGTGCCTCCCGCAAGCTTGCCCCAAACGTCTCAAAAGGCGCTAAGGTATGGCTTGAGTACAGGTACGGTTGGATGCCCCTGCTTCATAGTATCGATGATGCTACGAAGCATTTGGCTTATTTGGTGGCTGATCCCAAAATCAGATCAGTTACCAAGTCAAGTCATAGCTCTTACACTGCTTCGCGGCAGGAGTCCTCAACGGGCTCGATAGCGACGAGGGTGGCCAACTCCGTTAAGTATGGCAGAAACGCTGAGGTCAAAACAGAGACCAAAGTACGCTTTTGGGTGAAGGTGGCTCCTTCATCCTACGAGCTAGCCCAATTAAACCGGGGTTCGTTTCTCAATCTGGCTGAGGTTGCATGGGAACTGGTACCGCTCAGCTTCGTCGTCGATTGGCTCACGCCGATCGGCGGCTGGCTGCAGTCCATGTCCGCATTAGCCGGTTTGTCTGTCGTAGACGCCGGTTACTCAGTTAGTCGTGTTACAACTACGACTGTCGGCTACGCCCTTGGCTACGTTGGCACTGATGGATATCAGGGCTACGTGCAAGACGTTCCCGACGAGATCAAGTACGAAGAATCTAGTTACACCAGGTTCAATCGTGCTCAGCTGGAATCGATCGGCGGTATTCTGCCTTCATTTCCTCCTGTTAAGATCAAGTTGAATGGAAAACGTGCTGCCGATGCTTTCTCACTCCTATGGGGTGCGGCTCGCGCGAAATTCCGCCACTAACCACTTTCAAAAGAAGGAGTTGCTATTATGGCAGCTATTACTGACATCACCATCAACAATGCTGCGGCTACTGCCGTTACCTATTCCGGGCTGGGTGCGTCTGGCGACGCCACTCAGCGCCGTTTCCAGGCGGAATGGGCCGACAAGTCTCCCGGCATCTTCGAGCGTTGGCGTAACTGGGTGCTCGGCATCCAGTACCCGAAGGCGAAAGGGCAGATGATTCGTGTTCGCACGAAAACCAACCGTCCGATCGTCGACGCCACCGGCCACGTCATCGGCGTTCTGCTGCATGAGGGTGTGACGTACATTCACCCCAGTGCAACGACCGCCGACAAGAACGACTTCGCTGCGCAGATCTACAACGGCTACAACAATGCCGTTGTGAAGGCTGCGCTGACCGATGCCGTGATTCCTTCTTAACTTCAGGAGGATCACATGTCCGTTAAGGATAAGCATCGTGTTAAGCGAAAAGATCTTGAGGACACCGTGCGCTCGTACAGAGTGCGCGATTCTCTAGATGTCGTTGTGACGTTGGGTTGCCAGCTGCTCGCTGAGCTAACCGCCCCGCAGTGGGAAGGCTACCAAGCCCTCCTATCCCGTGACTACGCGCGCTTCCTTTCGGTTTGCGAGCGTGATCTGCGGGACCTGACTGCCGATTCAAGTCTGTCGCCAGACGACTTTGAAGACGCTTATCAGGCTGTAAACCTCCTACGGAAGTACCCATTCCCTCTTGAGGGCGTGGATCGTGGTGAGGCTGCCATCCAGAAGTGGTGGCAGGCGGAAGAGCAATGCCGTTTGTCCAACGCGGTCTTTACTGCCATCTCTCAGGATGGTGCCGGAGGGATCGAAGACTCTGTCTTCTCGCCCCTGCACCCTTCCGTTTACCCGATTATTCGTCGGGCTAAGCGAAAAATTGAGAAGTGGCTTGGACCGTTTTGCGTCGAGACATGGGCCCGAAATTGCCGGTTTGGTGATGGGGCCACGACTTCGTGTCGTGGGTCAGAGCTGAGCATTGGTGATAAGTTGTGGTCCTCCCTAGAGTATCAGGGAAACGGTGACATCCTCGGTAAGCTCATTGAGGGCTTCCCGAGGTGGCGCTGCGATGAGGCCGAAAGAGCTTTAGTGCAGTGCCCTGGCAGCCTCGTGCTGACAGTCCCGAAGACCGCCTTAACCGACCGAGTAATTTGCATCGAGCCAACCCTTAACGGGTTCGCTCAGCTCGGTATCGGAGCCATGTTGCGCGAAGCTCTGCGCAATGTCGGCTGTGACTTGACTGACCAAGGCATAAACCAACGCCTTGCCAGTCGTGCTGTCACTAAGGGGCTCGCCACTCTCGACTTATCT